TTACGTTAGTCAGATCCTTTTCAGTCACTAGAACGCCTGGTGATACTAAAAAAGCCATTTGTTTTTCTCCTTAGATTTATAGGTTTAATTAATTAAATCTTACGAAACTATTTATAAATATCAAGTTTTACCAACCTCGTTTGACTTTAACAGGTGACCATGTAGTTCCGTAAGGGTCTTTAAAAGTTTCTGCCTCATCTAAACCATCATCAATAAACCCAAAAGGTGCCATATCTTGTTCTAACATATTTTGTTGTTCATCTACAAGTCTAGCACGAATATCTTGATCTGTTAGTTCTTTAAAATATGTCTGATTAGATAACCATGCAAACATAACTAAGCATGTGACTAGATCATCACTAGAACCTTCTTCAGCTTCATATTTTTCTTTACCTTTAAGAATGTATGTCGATAATTCTGCGATTATATCAAAGTCTTGTATGATAAGTTTATCGTGTTCTATCAATGCTTTAAGATTAGAACAACCAATCTTCTTTGTTGCTTTTGTTGTTCGTAATCCTAATTGTGATTGTTTACCACTAAAACCTGTACCTGCAATTTGTCCAGAACGACCTCGTTGATTAACCATAATTAAATTATCATATTCTAAATCATATTGCATTGTGTCTGCCACTTGACCACCAATATCATTTACTTCAATTAAGACTTCTGCTTGATTATAATTTGTCGCAATCTTATGAATGATCTGTGGAAATACTAAAGGTTTAATTTCATTATTTTTATATTTTGCTACAATTTTGTATGGTATGCTTGTTGCATCTGTTACAATAAACGCACTATAATCATTTATGGTACCTCTCGCAACATCAACCGTAATTACATATCTACGACCTTTTTGTGGCATCTCGTAAACATCTAAACCTGCGTTAGATTGTGTTGGTGTTATGTGAGACATTGTTCTTAATTTAGAACTGTTAATAAGTGTATCGACACTACCAAGAAACTCACACTCAAACTCTGTTCTAAATTGTTGTTCACTTGTATTTTTTATTGTTTCTGCTTTCCACTTTTCATCACGACCAGGAACTTCGGACCAATGCACTTCAATTGGTTTATAACTATTACGCTCATGTATAGCATCATTCCACAATTTGTAAAACATGTTCATACCATGAGGGGTAGATACGATCATTACTTTAGAACTTTTACCAGAAGATATTGTAGGATAAACTGAACTAAAAAATTGCTCTGCGATATTATTTGGAACATAAGCAAACTCATCTAAAAATATTACATTATAAGAACCACCACGAACAGCACTTGATGATGTGGCAGCTGCAAGTATTCGACTACCATTTTCTAATTCTAGACTACCTTTGTTCCAATTAATAATACCTTGTTGTAACCATTTAGGTAAATTTTCATATGCAAGTTGTAATCGACCCAATAAGTCTCTAGCAATTGCAGCCTTGTTTGCAAGAATAGCTATGTTTACATTAGGATTAAATATTGCATAGTGTAATAAGTATGCAATAATTGTTGTTGATTTACCAGTTTGTCTTGGTAATTTACAAATACTAAAACGATTATTATGAAATGTATCAACCATTTCTTTTTGAAAGTTGTATAATTTAAATTGTTGTAGTCCATGATCAAGTGTGACTATCTGTATATAATTAGATATAAAGTAAATAGGATTTTCTTGACAGCGTATAAATTCTTCTACTTGTTTTTTAGTAAACTTTACTTTTTGATTGGCTGCCTTAAGATTAGGGTTACCTAGATATGTCTTTTCCATTTTTCTTTATCAATTTCTGTAATTCTGCTGTTGACCCAACAAATAAATTATTCTCAACCTTGTTGGGTCCTTTAACTACTTCATCATTTAGTTTTTTCATTTTTTCTTGTAATACCAAAAGTTTTTCTGTCACTTCACCTACATTTTTAATTAGTGTTCCTGCGACTTCATATGCTCGTGGGTGGTCGGTGTCTTTTGCCAATTGCACAATACCATCAATGGCATCTTGACCCCTCTCAACAAGATTGTATAGATTCTCACGACTATATTTGTAATCGCTATCTATATCCTCTTTTTCTTTAGGACGAGGTATAACTGGTTTACTTTCAACAGGTACGACATCTTTTTCTGCAATGTCTAGTATCTCGTTGAGTTTGTCCTCAACCTTTTTCATTAACTATCTTTATCTGTGCCAGAAACAGGATCGTAATCGTCTGCATCTTGGAAGAAAGAACGTTCTTCATTAAACCCAAAGTTATCATCAGCATCTGCTGTTGACGGATTAGGTGTGACAACCAATCTCTGTTCTCTTTTTGCTTCATTGACAGCTGTGTTAGTGTATTGATCAACCTGAACTCTTTTAATAATTTTTTGACTTGATACAGGTCCGTATAAATACATTTTTGCTGTAAAGTTTAGTGTGTACATGATAACTCGTCTTTCAGTAAACTCACCATCATAACTATCTTCATAAGATACATCATTTAAAACGATAGGCACATCACGAACAACCTCTAGTGTTGGCATGACATTTAAAGTTATTGTATAGTCTGGTTGAAATGTTGGTAATATTTGCTCGACTACTTGTAAAGCGTCTTCACTATTTTTTGCCATTGCAAATAAACTGAATCCAACATTATATGGCACAGGCATATAAGATTGTTGTAATGACTTACTATCTGCACCTTTTATTTTTTTAAACTTTTGTATTCTATTTAATTTTCTCGCAGGATCATATTGTAGTGTAGTCATTTCAAAACCTATTCGAGGTAATGTCAATGCTGTTGTTCTTACGTTTTCTCCTGATCTTGAACTGTCTTGATCAATACGGGTTAAAAATTTTTGTTTTGGTCCGTACGCCAAAGGCACTTTCATTTTTTGTATTACTTTACCTGTTGAATTTTTACGATAAACATATAAGTCGTTAAATAAAGTACCAAAAGCAACAACGGTCTTTCGTATCAATTCATGGTATTGTGCGTCTTTAAACATTATATCTCCTAATTATCTCTTGGATCACCAAATGGATTTTTTTCTGTGAAATCAAAGATATCGTTATTAGAATCGAAATCATCAAGTCCAGCGGCTGTATCAAAGGCAGCGTTGTCTCCACCAATTGGGTCTTCGTTCATGTTTTCTGTTGCGGCGTCTTCTAGTAATATATATTCGACATATTCTGGATCATCTTCGTATAGTATATTATCGCCATCTGTTTCATCAATTAAGAACTCACCTGCTTCTGTTAATACTGCTTCTACATCGCCAACAATATTTTCAGAAAGTAAAGCACCTGATGATGTAGTTCCACTTTCTAGTGATATTTGATTAACCAATAAGTCCATGGTATCTTTATCCAAACGAGTGTCAATATCAAGCACACCTGTTTCGACAGATTGTGATTCGTATTCCCATACAGAACATTTAAGTTTAAATATAGGAAGATCATTAATCTGATACATTGGATCTTCATCTTCAACAAAATCAATTTGCCAAAACTTTTTAAATAATGGCATCCATATAATATCACCTTCTCTTGGTCTATTAATTGAAAGAGTGTTTGAAGAATTATCAACCAGTATTTCAAATGTTCTTCTTGAAACTACAAAGGTTAATTCATCTCTAACTTCTAAACCAAACTTACCTATTAAATCACCTTGACCAGCAAAACCATTTACATCTTCAACATACATCTCAATGGCATATGCGTCTGTAAATTTATCTGTGGTATTACCTAATACACTATCTCTGGTTATTTCTTCTCTAGGTAAATAGTAAGTATCTTGACCATAGATTTTTAATTGTTCTATGATTAAGTCTTCGTAAAGATTTTTTTCTGCTTGTGTGCCATGACTGAAATATGTATTTCTCATGGTATTATCCTACCATATAGTGTGGTGGTAATTCATATGCAAGTTGTATTTGTTCTTCTAACTTATTAATTTCCTCTTGAGCTTGTGTGTAAATCTGTTCACCATTTAATTGAACACCACCTAACATTGCTACACCTTGAAACTTAGATAAGTTTGTTCCCCATTGTTTTTTAATTAATTGTATGAGATATTTTTTTAAAAAGATATCATCAAATACATCAGAAAAATTTGTGCCATCTAATTTACGATAACATTCTATAATTAAAAAATCACCTGCATCAACATCATTTGCCCAATCCATATCAATATACAATCTATTTGTATGTGCGTTAAATCTTATAGGTCTTTCTCCAACAAGTATATGATCTAATAAATCTAAATGTCTAAGTGTCATATCGTAATGTATAATACTTGTAGATGAAAAATCATACAAATCATTTAATCGTAATTGATATCTTACATCAAATAAATTTAATGCGGCCTTATCTGTAAAAGGAAATACTTGAACTACTGACATAACATTTGAAGGCATAGGTATATAATTTTTACCTTCTTTGAAACTTGCTGTGACTGTGGAATCTCTACTATCTGTTACAGTAGATAATGTTTCATCGCTTCTTGCTCTTGTAACATCATCTGATGTAACTTGATATTTGAGATACATTCTTTCCACACCATCATAGTGATACTGTGCAAAATATTGCAATGCTTCATCAATACGATCTTCTACCTGATCATCTTCAACATTAATCTCAATGACCGGTTTTCCTAATGCACGAAGAGCATATTGTTTTAAAGTTTCTCTACTTGTAATCGGGTTATTTTGTGCCATGTTATAGTCCTTCTATTAGACTATTTATATTAACCTAATGCCACAGCCTGAGCAATTGCAAATGCAGCAGTAGTTTTTGTGTCTAATTGTGTTTGAATATTACTTGATACACCATCTAAATGCCCTATTTCTGTAGCGGTTACAGCACTTACAGATACATCACCATTACCATCAGACACTAACGCTCTTGAATTTGTAAGGTTTTCCATTTTACTAAATTCTATTGCAGCACTAGATTTGATATCTGCATTTACTAAGTTCGTAATAGTGTTATTATCACTATCAATACTTTTATTTGTAAGTGTATCAGTTGTTGCTTTACCTACCAAAGTATCAGTTGCATTTGGTAATGATACCGTTCTATCTGCTGTTGGATCTACTACTGTTAACGTAGTTTCAAAACTATCATTTGTTGCACCTTCAAATATTATTGTTGCGTCTTCTATTAAGTTTAATGCTGTGCCAATATTAGGACTTGTAAGTGTTTTATTTGTAAGTGTTTGACTTTCTGCAAGACCAACAAAACTCTCACTTTGTAATGCACTATTAAATTCTGATAAAGAACCAGTAAGTGTATTGTTTGCTAAATCAATAGATTTATTTGTAAGTGTTTCTGAACCTGC